TATAATCAAATTACTAGAACTACGGAGAGCCAGAGTAATGACTCCTAGAATCCTTCCTTGTCACACTCATAAATCAAGAGTAATGGCAAGAGAGACCTGCAAAGAGAACTATTCTCCTATGAATAATTAATTCTCTTTATATATCAATAACAAAAAAGTGTGAATTGGCTTATGGATTGTACTTAATCATGGACCAGCCCAAATGGTATCGTGATGATTTTAGTTCTGAAAACAAACTAACTGGCACAATTTATACTAATCAATCATATACAAAAAAGAAAAACCTAACAGGATATACACTCAAAATAAGATTATACAAAAATTATAGATGGGGAGATTATTTCGGAAAGACTGCAACAATTAGTTCTGCTACAGGTGGAACATTCGAGTACGCAGTAGGAGATAATGAAATGCCACCACCTAATATCTATAACATTAAATTGGAATTATCAAAGTCAGGTGTCCAGGAATCGACACTGAACAGACAAGAGTTACTTATCCTTGAGGGTCCATCTTCTTGATATTTACAACTAGAGACAGCATAGGAAATCCTATAGTAAGTGAGGCTCTGCCTAAGATTGTAGAGGCAAAGGTTCCACTAGCCAAAATAGTTAGAAGTGATTTCTCTAGAGAACAACCAGTCCAGGTAACATTTGAAAGGCTGCTAAAATATCATGACCGTACACCACAGATTCAAATAGCAGTGTCATCATATTCAGAATTAATCACTGGCACAGAGATGACAGTGAACACAGAGAATGAAAAAGCCAAGACATTAATTGAGGAATGGATTAGAGCAACAAATTTCTATGACAAATTTGAATCACTCGTCACTACCGTACTAATCACAGGTAATGGTATATTAGAAAAATTAGATGAGAATGATGTCCAAGATGTTCTAGAAGTTGATATGGCAACCATCATAGCTAAAAAGAGAGACATATCAGGTAATCTAGAATACTATGAACATAGGACACAAAACGGTCAGACAGACAAACTAGGAGAGGGCAAACTAGGAAAGTTTATTGAATTCAACTTAACCAATTATTCCAGACAGGCATGGGGAAAATCATTATTCTATAGTCTAGCTATTCCAAGAACAGTAGGGAATCGTACTACTGCACCACTAATAGAAATCATGTGGGGTATAGAGGACGCCATGGGAGCCATCATATTAAATAATGCTTATCCAATTACTACTATCACTTATCCTGGAGCCAGTGACACATATCTAGAGAAAGAGGCAACAAGATGGCAGAGATACAAGCCAGGAGATAAAAGAGTCCAGAAGATAAAGCCAGAGATTGAATTCTTTGAGACAACAGGTAATAGTAAGTACACAGATTATATCACACATATAGAGAAATCATTTGAACTAGGGACCCAATTCCCACACGATATTATGACAGGAGATTTCACAAGTAGAGCTAGTTCAGAGACAACAGACAATATCGTAATGAAGCGAGTCAGAGGTTATCAGAGATACCTATCTAACAAATTAAAGACAGAATTATTTGACAGTATATTAATACAGAACGGATTCGACCCAGACGAGGTTGACCTCACTATAGGATTCACAACTCAGAATGTAGTAGAGTTAGAAGTAGGACAAGTTAAGGACCTAGTAGATAGTGGACTATTAACAAAGAATGAGGGTAGAGAATGGTTCCGAACTAATACAGGTATGGAACTCCCAGATGATGAGGAGATTAAGGCTAATCAAGATATGGCAAATACTGTGGCTATGAACGCACAGGACATAAAGAAAGAACATATTAATAAATTCAACCTTGAGGAAGTTAAGAGTGTCATTCCCAAGAAGAAAAGAATGTGTAAGATGTGCAAGGAATCACAACACTCACTATGTACGAAGCGTGGATGTCAATGCCAGTAGATTTCGACGACTTGACTAAACGAATCCTGGATAACTTAGACGGACTTAATGATAAAGTAGATAATTTATGTGATAGAATGACAAAAGTAGAAGTGAATCTAGATAATCATTTTAACAGTATGGACCAACAACAAAAAGGGAAAGAAAGAAAATTCTACTACGTCATAGCAATAATGGGAACTGCCTTCACATTATTTGAAGTGATGAGAGAATTATTATGAGAGGATATAAAACATCCAAATTAACCTGTAGTAATTGTGAATCGGCACAAATGACACTAATCGGCAATAATATAGCAGAATGTAGTGTTTGTAAGGCTGTTAAGAGTGTTTAAATAACCGAAAAACTATTACATATTATCGGATATGGCATTACATATTCATAGTTTGACCAAGAAGCGTATCGTGAGAACGCCATGAGAAGAAATAACTCATCATTGAGGTCAATCTATTATTTCTTATAGTATTATACACCAAGAGTAATTAACGTCCTATAGGGAGTGAGGCGATAAAGAACGTTGATACGTCATATCGCTTCTTATTATACTAAATATAGAGAAATTAGTTATGCGATTAGAAGCTTATACCAAAGTATCAGAATCTGCTAAAATATCAGGTGTCGCATTAATTCCAAGAATTAGCAGAAATAATAATTTATACACTAAAGCCGAATTAGAAAGATTTGACGGAGTAGAGGTTCCACTAAATTGGGAACATAATCCAGGACAAGTAATCGGCACAGCAACATTTCACTATAATCCAAGCTTAGAGACTGTATATTATGAAGGAGAAATCACTAATGAAGGTGCAGCCAGTCTAGCTAAGAATAAAACATTATTTACAAGTATAGAGGCTAATCCCACAGATTTAAGAGAAATATGTAATGGACCTGGAGATTGTTTCTCTATGCCTTATGGACTAAATCCCGTAGGACTGGCACTAACTGAAACACCAGGAGTGCCAGAGACAACAGTAAATGTCATGGAGAAGTACATTGAAGAATGTAGCCACCATGATAACAAATACACTAAAGGAGCAGACTATACAAATTATCATAAAATTAGTTCACAAGTAGAGAATCT